TCACGTAGCCGGCCTTGGTCCTGTTTTGCTCGGGTTCTTCGTCTGACACTAATAAGATGTCATTCTCGTCAATCATTCGTACTTCTAGTTCCACGCCCTCTTTCTTGACCTTGAATCCTCTGCTCCATCTTCCGTGTGACACCAATACCCATTGTCCCACTGTGACGTCTTCCTGCTGATCACCGATGGCGTAAACTTTGCCCCATCTAGGATGTATGCCCGATTCTGATCCGTCGTCGTCTGTGAGTATTATTCCACCTTTAGTCTTTGTCTCACCGAAGTGCATGTCTGAAACTAGCACTCTCTTCTTGAGAGGTGTGATGTCGTAGTCAACGGTGTATTCCTTTCCACCGTGTGATCCAAATCCTTTTGCTTGTAAGTCTTCTAGTTGTCCCATTATAGGATTATTATATAAGATTTATTCTAATCCGTCAAGAGCCGCATCTATGCCTTTTTTGGCCGTGCTCTCTGTTTTTGGCTTGAAAGTTTCAACTGGTTTTGTAACCGTCTCTACCTTAGGCTCCACCTTCTTGGGCTGTGGTGCTACAGTTTTCTTTGGTGCTGGTTTGGCCGCCACTGGTGTCATCTTCTGCACTGTCTTCACTGGCTCCGTCTTGGGCGCCGGCATTGGTTTGCCTCTGCTTGGTGTGTCACTGACCATGCCTTTTGGCTGTTCGTAATACTTCTTTATAATCTGCTCTTTTGGTGTCACAACTTGTCCACCTGCTCCCAACACATCTCCCCTGGCGTTGACATTCATGTTACCAACCGCTGGAGTAGATTCATTGGCCGCTCTAAGTTTTTCTATATCCACCATACGTCCCTGCATGGTCCTATACATTCTTTTTCTGGGTGCTCTTGCTACCATATCGTTAAACTCCTATATTATTACTTATCATCTCAAGAATTCGGTGATGTTCAAATTGTACAGCATGGGATTTATCTTGTGTACTCCTATCAAGAACAAACAAAAACTTGCTACACTACTACCTCTACCTACACCCCACACCATGTTGTTGGCTCTTAGTGTGTCTACAAAGTATATGAGGAATTGTAACACACGTATGAAATTTTTCTTTTCAAACAGATCATATTCCATCTGAACCCTCATTTTTTCTTCATCATTCTGGCATTTGTCCAACAACCATTCCAAAACATTTATTTGGTAATACTTGTCAGGCATGTGCCAGTTGTCACAGTTCTGTTTATCAAACTCAGCGGGAGATGACCTTTTTGGCACTGTGCTTATCACAGGCAGGTCGATGCCCAACTCCTTGAGGCTCTCTGAATACTTGTCTATGTCATTGAGATAAAGTTTTGATATGTCGAAGTCTGGATCCGTGTACAGCAATTCGATGACATCCTCTTCCGAGAATATCACATCACCATGATCATTTATCTTTGTCTTTGCCGCCATCTAGTACCTTTGGTTGGAACTCGAATATTTTAGCATGGTACTCGTGCTTCTTGTCAACAGGAATCTCTTGATTGTTCCAACTGAAGTGTCCTGTGTAGATGCCTTTGTCAAGTTCTTGATCATATGTTGCCGTGTCCGCCCTCAACCACCATGGATCAAATTTGCTGAACTTCGCTGAGAACCAATCGGGCCTATCTAACAGTATAAGCTCTTTGCTGTCTTTGTCAACCGTGTAGGTAATACCATCTCCCTGCCACGAACTCAGTTCTATGTGATTGATCACGATCTTGCTGTTCAGTATGCTGTTGGCCTTGCAGAAGCAAACGGCCGCCATGATCTGGTCATAGGGTGGTTTTGGCAATTCAATGAATCTGTTTGTTGTACTTTTTTTCAAAGTGTGGTAAAGTGGCTCGTCCCTCCACGTGGTTATCGTGTTGGCGAACACCTGTTCGAAGAGATTCTTCAGTCTCTCGAAATAATCTGTCTGCTCCTTGAGACTTGCCGTGTGTGGTGTGAGAGATATGTTCAGTTTGTATTCATTAGCGAACAGTTCTCCGTCAACAATGATGATACTTTTAAATTTTGTCTTCCAGGTGAATGTGTTTGACATCAAAACTATTTACTAGTCTATGTTGACCAGGTCGCCTAGGTCTGGTTCGTTCCTCAATTTCTTATTGTTCTTGTGCCATTCCTCGATACGTCTCTGTCTGATGGCATCTTGATATGTCCTTAATGCTTGTTGGAGATTGAACAATAATTCCGGATTCCTGCCACGTCTCGCGATTGCCACCTTCCTGTTCAATTCTTTGATACGTTTGGAAATGTCCTCTTCTGACATGTTGCCTATCTCTTCTTGTAATGGATGGAAGTACATCGGACTCCTTGATTATTATGCGTACTGTTTGCCCAGTTGGTGCATCAATACTGTTGTGCCACCGTCTGGTGACATGAATTCGAATAGTGCCCGGCCCAACCCTATCGTTACTTGGTCCGAGGTTCCGTCACTGCCTGTGACATTGTCGGCCTTGATCACAGCACTGGGGAAAGTCAAAATACCTGTTGATGTCGGTGCCACGGTTATGTCTAAAATTATCCTGCCCAACGCTCCTGTTGGGAAGTTTGAAAATGCGAAAGTGGTATCCGCCGTGATGGTCAATGTTTGGTAATGACCATTATCATGGTTCAACGTCACTGCACCACTAGACACTGATCCGTGTGTGTAAACAGTTTCCGATGTGTTTTTTAATTTCGCTTTTATAACCTCGTTGTCATTGAAGTCATTGGATGAATTCAAACTGGCCTTGTTGTTTTGTAGGTCAGTTATCTCTGTGGCGGCCGTGGTAAAATTGTTTTTAATTTCGGAAAAATTGTCCCTAAAGCCCTGTGAACTGTTGTCTTGCCCTGCTTTTGGATATGTTCCGTCTATGTTTCCTGGTATTATGTTACTCGCCATTACTGTATTCCTTTGTCTCTAAATTTTAGGTATTTATCGTTACTTCTCTCCACTTTAATAATTGTGCCAGCCTGTGGTGTCTCTTTGGTAAAAGTTATTGTTGTTTTCTTTGTGGCGGTGTTGTGTGACAACGTGATCCCTAGTTCGTGATCAGCAGAACGCAGTGTTCCGTCCGCTGTCAGATAGGTAGGTTTGATATTGTTGTCTGCTGTCACTCCTTGCCCCACAAACACTGTGTTTGTTCCTTCCTTGATCAACACGTCCTCTTCGTGTAGCAGTTCATCAACAACGAAACTGTCCGTTGTTCCGTCCGCTGTGAATGTATCTGTTGCGACCTTGCTTTTGCTCACCACATATCTATCTATAGTGAATGCTATGTTTTTGAAATTCAATGCCTTGTCTTCTATCCTCTTTTTGACCAATGCTGATGTTCCAGGTTTGCAGTAACAGATGGGCACCGCGGTCACATATCCCAGTGGCGCCAGGTCGCCTGCCTGTGTGGTCTTCATCCATAGGGGTAGGTAGTCCCATTCTTTGTGTCCCAGGCTCTTCATCCTTGACCTCATGTTGGCAACCGCGTTGGGATATACCGTTTCCATGAATCCCAGATCCGCACTCAATTGGTTGGCGTATCTCACCTTTGAACCTGATGTGCTGAACGACAGCCCTCCGTCAGTGGTAACTTCATAATCTATGTAATCTGCTGTTGCATTCATGGTTGACGCCCTTGGTCCTAGTAAAGGTTTCGAAACAACATCACGTAAATTAATGGAACTGGAAACAGATTGTCCATCCTTGTTGACCATGTTGTCCTTGATCTCTACATAGACCACTTCGTATTTTGTGGCGGTTCCTTCTTTGGCCACTGCTGTCTTTATGTCTCCAAAGTACAGGGTCTTGGGAGCATGGTTCTGTTCCATCTGCTGTTGGAAAGCAGTCAACGTCTGTGCTTCAAGTCCCGACATCATCAGCATGTCAGGCTTTAATTTCATACCAAAATTACTATCCTCGGGTCTGAATATGTTGTCTACAGAATTGATGTTTGGATCCTGTGCTATGTTGTAGAATATGTTCTGATCTATAAAGGATGTTGCGTGACCAGACATGTTGCCATACTCGATCTGTGTGTACGGTATGTCAAGATTGATTGTGAACTCTTTTGAAGTTGCCGCTGATTGGTATTGATCACTCACCGTAACCGTGAACGTGTAGGTTCTCGTGGAATCTGTGAAATCACTAGGATCTATCGTGCCTATCAGGTTTCCCTGTTCCGACAAAGTGATACCAGTTGGCAAAGATCCCGCTGTGACTGAATAACTGAGCACACGATTGGTGTCCTCTGCTACTGCTTCTATTGACAACAGGCTTGGCACGTCGGCTTTCAATGTGCCCACTAAGGTTGGCGTAGTGAATGCTATTCCTATGTCGATCTCTCCAATCACTTTCATGGTGAATTCTTGGTCTGTGAACACGTTGATTCCCGTTGCCACTACCCTGTTTGCTCTGACAGTGAATGTGTAAGTTGTCTCCACCGCTGACTGTCTGGCCAACTGTCCGTAGAGTTCTCCGGAGTCAACATCTATGGAAACACCCGCGGGCAGTGAACCTGCCTGTATAGAATATTCTAGATCTCCCTGTAGTGGATCGAAGTCTTCAACATCGATTTTCACCACAAATGCGTTGTCGTGCCTGAACGTGCCGAGGTCTGATCCTGTCCTGAAAACAGGTCTCCTGTTGGCACTGAGGTCCATGGTCAGCGGTGAGTTTTGTATTTCTGTTGCGTCGATTGTGATCGCTGTGTTGGAGACTCTCCAGAAGTCTGCGGAATAAACAAATATGTTGTTGTTCTGTTCTACGAAACTGGTACCGTCTGAAACTCGCACTATGAAATCAAAATTCTTGCTGATACTTTTTGATGTTATTGTTCTGTCAAATGTACCATCCCATTGATCCTCTGGAGCACCATCATCGTATCCACCACGTTCTCCATATCTTTGATCGTCCGTTAGTTGGACTATGCCTGATATCAGGCCTGACTTGCTCATGGTCACTCCTGGTGGTAGCGATCCCTGAACAATCTCATACACAAGTGTTTGTCCCGCCCTGGTGTCTGAATCAGTTGCCTGCATCTGCAGTGACACACTGGAACCATCGATTACCCAATATAATCCAACGCTGGTACTGTCATCAAGTTGTAGTTGTCCAGAAGCAGTCGTGAAAGTTGGAGTGTCCGCACCTTGTACGTCTAGTGAAAAAGTCCTGTCTGTGATAGCGGTACCGGCCGTGGCTCGCACGACGAAGGTGTAAAGAGTTCTTTTGGCAACCTCAGCCGGAGTACCTGTCAAGAGCCCGTCCGTTGTTACCTGCATTCCTGCGGGTAGGCTCCCTGCTATCACGGAGTAAGTGATGGCCGTTGAATCGCTGGTGTTGGCCTCCAATTGGAGACTGTACGCGACTTGCTCGTCTATGGTTGCAATTTTACCTGCAGTGGTAGACCACACTGGTGTTGCCATTAATCTTACTCCTTACACGGGTATTTATTGGCGATTACCGGCTATTATTCTGTGTACGAATCCAGTGTTCCAGGTGCTGTTGCAGTCCCTCACGTGTGATCTTGTCCTGCTCACGTCGTATGGCCTCCTCCAAGCGTTTGATCTCAGAATGTGCTGACTTGCGCCTGTTATGGTCGTTCCTGTGTTTCCTCATTGTCCCTTCTTAAGGATGTGTTATTGGCTATTAAGATTCGTCGTAGAAGGGAATCACCCTCATTGTGCCGGCGATCTTGATCTTGATGTAGCCAGTCGGTGTGCCCGGCAGTGCCGATGCACCTCCCGCCGATCCCACAGTTGATTGTGTGGCCGTGTTAAGATCCACAACTCCAGTACCCTGTGTGCTGATAGAGATGTCACCATCTGACGTATCATTCTGTAAGGCGTCTGCCCTTACTGTAGTGGCCTCCATCAACGTGAAGTTGGCTTCTGTGGCGGTTAATTTCACGTTCGTTCCGCCAACCGCAACGTTCTGTCCTGCGGCAGGTGATAGTGTGATACCGCCTGATGTCGATGACAGTGTGTTGCCGTCCAATCTCAAGTTGTCAACATTAAGTTGTCCTGTTGTGGTCTGTGTTCCTGCGTGAGTGATTGGTCCTGTTAGCACAATGGCTCCTGTTCCAGCCGGATCGATCGTTATGTCTCCGTTTGTGTCAGAAGTGATAGTACCGTCTGCGATAATATTCAAGTCACCAACTGCAAAAGTTCCTGTGGTCAATGATCCCGACACAGTTGTGTTACCTGTTGTGGCAACGTCCGCCGTGTTCAATGTTCCTACCACCGTTGTGTTTGGTATGATTCTGACCTGTCCTGTTCCCGATGCGTCCAGTTCTAGGTTCGCATTCGAGGCGTTGGTAGTGATTGTGTTGTCGGCCATTGAAATACTATCAACGGTCACAGTTCCTGTCATCGTGGCCGCGTTGATTGTAGGTGCTGTTAGAACTTTATTTGTTAAAGTTTGAGATCCTGTGAGTGTGGCAACCGTTCCGTCAATCGCCGTTGTGACTGTGTTTCCCGTCGCACTTGTGGTTATACCAGTGCCTCCAGAGAACTGCATCACCTCTGAATCGAGATCAATCGAATTGGTAGTCGAATCGTCTGCTGTGAAATCTAGATCTGCGGCTGTTACCTGTGCATCAACATATGCTTTGATAGATTGTTGCGTCGCCAAAGCAGTTGCCGAATCTGATCCCATGGCATCTTCGTCTAGTATACCTGTTACAGTTGCACCCGACGCCAGTGCCAATGAGGTGCTCAAAGTTGTGGCACCTGTGATCGTTGCCGCACCCGCCACATTCAACGTGCCTGTTGTCTGTATGTTCTCTGCTATTGTGATCTGTGTCGAATCGTCAGAACTCATTGTTGTGCCAACAAATTTCATCGCACCCAGTTTGATGCTACCTGTGCCATTTGGAGTGACAGTGATGTCACCGTTGGTCACACCTGTTGTTATTGCAAAGTTGTTTACGTCTAGGTTCGCGTCCAGTGTGTTGATGTCGTTGTCTGTACCGTAAAGTTCCACGAAGTTGTCGTTGATCTTGTCAAATGCTGTTCTTAGTGGATCACCCGTGCCGTCGTTAGCACTTGATCCTATGTTGATGTTTTGTCTAGCCATACTTTATGTTAATCCTTTTTGTTATGGGTATTTATTTGAAATTCTATAAACCTAATGTAATTATTATAGGTCTATTATGACTCTCTGGAATTTGAACACTGTGCTGTCGTTGGTGATGTTGGTGGCCAGCAATCTCACATTACCGTCGTCTATGTCTGCTGTGAACGTGCATAATGGATCCGTGTAAGAACCGGTGTTTCCAAACACGGTAACGTAGGCCTCCGTGGTGCTGTCAGCACTTGGGCCGTGTACCAGCGTGGCTTCCACCATCTCGAACCTGCTGTTGGTGGCGTCTGATATGGAGATGTAGTACTTGGCACTCCTGTACGAAGCACTAGACCAACTGTCTATGACGGTAGTGGCAGATGTTGCCACAGTTGCGGTGTTGTCACCGATCTCCGAGTGGTTCAATGTGGATGCACTTGAGATGGTCACAAATCCTATGTTGCCTGCACCGTCCGTCTTCAGCACTTGGTCCGCTGAACCGTCTGACGTTGGGAAACTGAGACCGCTGATGGACACCGTTCCCGTGCCATTGCCTGAAAGTTCCAGGTCAGCGTTGGAGGCATTTGACGAGATCGTGTTGTCTGTGATGGTCACACCGTCGATGGTCATACCGCTAGTGGTTGTCAATGTGGTGAATGTTGCCGCCACCGGCGTGGTCGCACCTATCACGGTGTTGTCGATGGCACCGCTGTTGATGTCCACCTTGGCCATCACCACGGATCCTGATCCGCTCGCTGATAGCACCAGGTCTGAGTTGGATTGCGTGGTCGTTATATTGTTGTCCGTGATATTGACATTAGAATCTATGGTCAGGTTGCTGACGTTCACTGTGCCGGTACCTCCCGGTGTGAGGTTCAGGTCAGCGTTTGAACTGGTTGCTATTGTGTTGTCGTTGAATGTGATGTTGTCTATTGTGGTTGTCCCGACCAAACTCGTTGCTCCTGTCACGTTCAACGTAGATAGTGTTGTCAATGCTGAAGGAACTGCCAGAGTTGAACTTAGGTTTGTTGCACCTGAAAGTGTTGCCGCACCAGAAACATTTATTGTGCCATCTACGATCAATCCATCGTTGATGTTGATGGCAGTAGAGTCATCGGAACTCAATGTCGTGCCTCTGAATTTCACTGCACCAAACACCACAGAACCGGTGCCGCTTGGTAGTAAATTTATGTTTTCATTTGATCTTGTGCCTTCGATAGTGTTATCGTTGATCCTGATTGCTGGGAAGGACACGGCACCTGTGCCTGAAGGCTTGAATACCAGGTCCTCGTTTGATCTAGTGGCGGATATCTCATTGCCACTGAAACTTAGATCACCGCCTGTGAGTGGAGATAGGTACAGTTCCGTGAACATGTCGTTCACTTTCTGCATGGCGGATCTCAGAGTATCACCTGTGCCGTCGTTTGCGTTTTCACCTACATTTAAAGTCTGTTGTGCCATGTTATACTTTTATCACCCTTTTCACGAATTTTATTACTTGGTTGTTAGTGTTATTTACTGTTCCTAGCAACCTAACGTTGCCGCCCGATATGTCCGCACTCAAAACTATTGACTGATACGCAGTTGATCCATCTCCCTGACCGTTGCCTACACGTGCAAAAGAACTGACATAGGCGTTGGTTCCGTCGTGTGTGACGTTGGCCTCCACCAATGCGTACCTGTCCGCCGTGCTGTCTGACATCTGTATCAGGTATTTCACACTCCTGTGTGTTGACGCACTGAATGAATCTATGGTCTGTGTCGAGGAGTCACCTGTTATGGTGACCGTGCCGTCCGCTATGTCTGATTCCACATACAGAATTGGGAAGGTGACCAAGGAGAGGTTCTTGGATGCATCCGTCTTTATGAATTGTCCCGCCGCATATGAGTTTGGCCAACTGAAACCGTTTATCAGGACGTTGCCTGATCCACTGGCACTGATCTCGAGATCAGCGTTCAGGGTGTTGACCGTGATCTGGTTGTCCTTGATGTTGAGCTGGCCAGCGTTGATCTCCGTGTTTGTGAAGGACACCGTGGCGAAGGTTCCAGCGGCCGGTGTGGCGGCGCCTATCACTGTGTCGTCAATGGTGCCTGAATCTAGATCGATGTTTGAAATCTGTGTGGAGCCCGTGCCATTGCCTGACAGCAC